CATCCAACATCCGCGAGATGGTCCGCTCTGGCTATCCGCAGAAACAGGCTGTTGCCGCGTCCTTGTCCAAGGCCCGTCAATCCAAAAGAGGTAAGCGCAAATGAGCGGTGCATGGTCGCGCAAGGAGGGGAAGTCGCCCAGTGGTGGCCTAAATGCGCGTGGCAGGGCTTCGCTCAGAGCGCAGGGCCACAACATAAAGCCGCCCGCCCCTCACCCCAAGACTGACCGCGACGCGGGCCGTAAGGCGTCCTTCTGTAAGAGGATGTCTGGGATGCCGGGGGCCATGCGCAAGCCCAATGGACAGCCCACCCGCAAGGCCTTAAGCCTCAAGAAGTGGAACTGCCGGGGTACGCGGAAGTCCTCGCGGAAGTAGACCTCCGGTCCCGTAGCTCAATTGGCAGAGTGTTGGTGGACGCCGGGATCACCACTACGCCAGACGCTGGTTCTCTCTGAATCGTCGGTCATCCATGCAGAACTCCATCTGCACCTCCCCCGGCTTGCCGATGATGTCGTGATACCGCGACTTCTGAACCTTGATGGTCGTGGTGTCGGCGTCTTCCCGGTGGACCACGATGCCGATGTCAGCCTTGTTATAGAAGTTGGCGGACCCGCTGATCTCGTACAGGGACGGGATCAGGTACTTGCCATTCACCTTCTGGAGTTTGGCAGGGTGGGCCACGAGTATGATGTGAACTTGAAACGCCTTGGCGAACCGCTTGAGCGTCCTGATCGCGCGCCCGATGTACTCGGTCTCGTTCTCCCGGTGGTCACGGACGTGTTCCAGTTCGTTCCACGGGTCCACGACCACGATCTGAGCCCCGTGCTGAACCACCGCGCCCTCCAGACAGGTGAGTAGCCATTCCAGCGTGGGATCGTCGTCCTCGTCTGGCACGATGAAGACGTGATGGTCGTCAATCCACTTGTCCGCAGCCATGATCATGTCCGCGTCCCAGTGTCGGGGGAGCCTCTCCGTCTTCCATGAGCGCAGAGCCCGCTTGTGGTCGCGCTGGGGTGCCTGTTCAAAGGACGCCCACGCCACCTTCACGCCATACTGGTCAGCCACACGGCAGCACACGTCGTTCACGAAGCTGGTCTTCCCGAAGCCGGGGACGCCCGTGATGACGCAGAAGTCCCCCAACCGCATCTTGTAGTTCTCGCCCAGCAGCTTGAACCCTATCTCGTAGATCGTGGGGGACGGCAGAGGCGGGAGTTCGGACATCTTGAAGACGCCCTTGACCTTCATGAACTCAGCGCGTTCCAGCGTGTTCCTCACGCCCTTCACGCCGTACTCGTGAAGCACCTCGTTTAAATCCTTGCACCTCTCCCGGCCTAGTTGATCCCTCCGGGTCTTGGGGTAGACGAGGAACCGGCATCTGGCCTTGCCCAGCAGCAGAGAGAGTTCGTGGAGCAGTTGCCCCCCAGCCTCATCCCCGTCTACCGCGAGGATGATCTCTGGGGTGCTGTCCTTACGCAGAAGCGGTTCTATCTGGTGGAGCCATGAGTATGCCTTTGCCTCATGAACCTCGCTCTCGTCACGCTGGCCGCTTGCGCCGCCGCATCCATTGGGCACACTGATGGTCTTCTCAAACCCCGACAGGAGCGCGGCCTCGCAGTCCATCTCCCCCTCAGTGATGATGAGGGGTTTCCCCTTGAGCGCGGGGTCGCGGAGGCAGTCCTCGTTGTACGCGATAGGACCGGCCTCCCACTGCGCCCGCCACTTCATCCCCTGACCGTCAAACCGCCGGAACTTCTCTCCGACTTGCACCCCGTTCCGCATGAAGGGGATGGCGATGGACTCACCACCATCTTTTTCGGAATGGGATACCCACCCTTTGCCCGACAGGGCCTCTATGTTGAGGCCCCGCGCTTCCAACTTTTCCCAGATCATCGAAGAATGCTCCATGCCACCCGCAGTGGTGACAATTAAATACCACCTTGCCAGCCTCAACGCGGACGCTGAGGCAGGGTGCCCTCCTGTTCTTCCTGTTGGGAGAGCACTTCGGACAGGTGGTGTTCTGGTCGCTCATGCGACCCGTTTTGATGGCGATCCCGGCCTGTACGGCCTTGTCCACCGCGCTCACACAAACCCCACGCGCCGGGGGGCGATGGTCTCCAGCCACGCCTCGTGCTTGCCGTGCTTGATCCAGCGGTCGAGGGCCGGGACATACTCCCCGTCCATCTTGAGCGCGTCGTCAGACAGGACGTAGGCGTTGATCGCGTTCAGCAGCGCCTCTCCACCAATCTTGGAGGCAACCTTTGTCCACTCGCCCATGGCGTGGGTCTTGCGCGAGCGGCGACGGCCCTTCTCAGGCCACATCGCCCACGCCTGATCGAAGTAATCCAGATTGATCCGGTGGTTCACCACCGCGACCGTGGGCATGTCCCGTTCCGCAATCACCGATCTCAGGGCGGCGATCACGTCAGCCTCGTCATGCTCCGCGCAGAGCTTGAGCATGGCCATACGGGCGTCGGCCATCACTTGTGAATTAATTTTTCCGATGCTATTCGTCATTTGCTTTGTTCCTGACTATACCGCCGGTTCGCCCCGGCGGTTTTTTCATAACCACTCTTGTACCGTGACGACGAGGTGGGGCGTCTCGCCGTAGAACTTCTGACAGTCGATCTGAACCACCTGAGCGTCGTCATCGAACGCGACGGTGTTCAATCCGTCCAGCACCGCCTTGAGCACATTGTCGAGATCGGGCTTCTTGGTGGGGCGTTTAAATCCACTCACCATGTCCGGTATGTGCTTCTTCGGCGTGGACTTCGGTATGCCGTAGTAGGCCAGCATCTCTATGGCCACAGGCCCCGCGTAAGGCGCGCGACCCTTCATGGCCTCCAGCGCGCAGATGCGGACCAGATTTTCATAAGACACGGTCTTGGCGTCCGTGTAGAGCCTGACAAATCCAGACCTAGACGTGGCCTTGGGGCGGCCCTTTCCGCGCACTTCACCCGGCACGACGAAAGTAAATTCATCTGTCTTAGGCATCAAACTCTCCATAGATGGTGCCGTAGTCACCCTCTGGGGCTTTCTTCGGCTTCCGGGGTCTGAGCTTGTACCTGACGATGGTCACCCGCTCCATGCCGATTACGTCAAGGAGTTCGTTATACGGGGGCCGTCTCTTGGCTAACACATTGTTTAGACTAGGTTCTGCGATGTTGTAGCGCCTACAGAACTTTGTCGGTCCTCCGACCCGCTTGATCTTGCGGCGGAGCATTTCAATCGCTTTGTCCACATCGTCCATGTTCTCTCCTTTCGGGGCGCGCAGGGTAAGCACGACCATTGGAGCAATTCAATCGGAATTATTAGGTTGACATCACTGTCCCAGAGGTTAGCTTCACCATAAGCACGAACAGGAGAAGAATCGTGATCACTTGGAACGGCGAGAAAATTTCGGCACCCGGCATGTACACGGGTGTCAGCATGGAGGCTTACCACGGCGACCTGTGCGTGGGGCCGAGCCTGTCTTCGGGTGGGATGCGGTTGATGTGGGACAAGTCCCCGGCCCACTACTTCGTGGGCAGCTACCTCAACCCCAACCGGGTCAGCAGCGACAAGCCTGAGTTCGCGTTTGGGCGGGCCGCGCACCGTCTGCTAATTGAAGGCAAGGAAGGCTTCTTCGATGAGTATGCTATCCGCCCTGATGAATACCCTGATTACCGCTCTAAAGCGGCGCAGCAGTGGCGGGCGGACCAGATCGCGGCGGGTAAGACCGTTCTGACGGAGGAGGATATCCACCACATCAGCCAGATGGCGCAGTCCCTTGGGGCGCACCCCATGGTCCGCGCTGGTCTGCTGGACGGCATGGTCGAGCGGTCACTGGTTTGGAAAGACGAGAAGACGGGTGTGTGGATCAAGTCGCGTCCTGACGTGATCCCCGGTGACTGTACTGATTTGGCCGACCTCAAGACCACAGGTTCGGTGGACGATGACTCCATCCAACGGTCGATCACCAACTTTGGGTACAATGTCCAAGCCGCCGTGGCGGTCGAAGGCGTCAAGCGCATCATGGACATCGCTGTCGAGAGCTTCACGCTCGTCTTCGTCGAGAAGGCCCCGCCCTACTCCGTGCGGATCGTGACGATCCCCGCTGAGGACATTGATCGCGGCGCGGCCCAGATGCAGTGGGCGGTCCATGAGTTCGCCAAGGCACTAAAGACGGGTCACTGGCCGGGACCGGGTGGCGGCGCGACGGACGCGGAGTTCATCCCCATGAGCCAGTGGGCGCGTACCGTCATCGACAACCGCTTGGCCGTGCTTCGCCCCGCTCAGGAATACGAGGCGTATGAATGGGGGCTGGATGAATAAGAAACTGGACCTTCTCCTCTTCTGGGTCGGTGCCCTGATCATCAACATCTTCCTCTGGATTGTCATTGCGGCAATCGTGGAAAAAACAATGGACCTGTTTAAATGAGCGACAACACTCCCGCGCTCCGCTCTGGCGGCGCAGTCATGGCCATCGTCCCCCAAACGCTGGACGACACCTACCGCTTGGCTAAGGCCGTCTGCATGGCTGGCGTGGCCCCCAAGACCCTCAACACGCCTGAGAAGGCGATGGTGGCGATGATGCACGGCATGGAGGTGGGCTTCACGCCCATGATGGCCCTGCAATCCATCGCGGTCATCAACGGCGTCCCGTCCATCTGGGGTGACGGGGCCATCGCCCTCGTCCGCTCCTCTCCGCACTGTGAGGGCATACAAGAGAGCCTAAGTGAGGACGGCACGGTCGCGACCTGTGTTGCCAACCGCAAGGGCGAGCCGCCAATCACCCGCACGTTCTCCGTGGACGACGCCAAGAAG